CAGCCGTTCATCTTATTAATATTATTATAGAAATTAATTTTTTCTATAATAATTTAATTTATTTAATTAATTTTAATTTAAAAGGAAGATTATCTATATATATAAAATATGGGTAAAGTATATAAAATTGAGATTAATGATAAAATTTATTATGGTTCTACAAAACAACAACTTTGTAAAAGACAATCTAGGCATAATTACAATTTAAGAAACAATCCAATACAACTTTTATATAAAACATGTATTGAAGAAAACATTGAAAAAATAATTTGTATTGAATTATATGATGGTGATGACTATAAAGAAAAAGAACAATCATATATAAAAAACAATATATCTTTGAATATGCGACATAGTATTTCATCAATTGAAAGAAAAAAAGAAACACATAAAAAATATATTAATTCTGAAAAAGGAAAACAAACAGTTGCTAGAATTAATAAAAAACACCGTGATAATCATGTAGAATATTACAAAGAATTAAAAGCAAAATATTATTTAGATAATATTGAAAAATGGAAAACTGATGAATTTAAAGCAAAAGCAAAATTGAGATATAGATTAAAAGCAAAATGCCCTCATTGTGATACTGAAATGTTAAAAAATAGTATTAATAGACATATTAAAAGAAAACATTCTATTTAATTAATTTTAATTTAAACTTTTTTACATAATCTGCAATGCCTTCTTTAAGGGTTGGTTTTGACCATAATAAATATTTTGAAAGTGTACCAGCTGTCATTGGTTTAGTCCAGTCTTCTCTTTTTATATGTCTTGCATAATACAATGATTTTCTTTCATTAGCTTTCTTTTTTCCATCTTCTTTATAATAAATCGTATAATCTTTTGAGCCATTAGACCCAAAATGAATTGTCTTCTTCTTCTTGCCATCTATAAAGATAGCCATTAATTTTTTTTTAGGATTTGAAGATTTAGATATTTGAACTTCTATCATATTATAATTAATTAAGATAATAAAAAAATCTAAATTAATTATAATATGGATAATATAACAAGTGATATAGAGCCTCACATTTACACGGCTGAAGAAATAATTTTAATGTTAGGAGGGCTTGGTGGAATGATTGCATCAATAATTTATGCCTTTAAAAATGTTAAACATTGTCAATCTGGTTGTATGGAGTGTGATCAAAAAATAAATAATGATTCATCAAATATGAATAAAATAACTAATGTTTAAAAATACTTTTTAAAAAAAAGTAAAGACAAAAAAGGGGGGTTTTGATATAAACTTTTTTAAAAGTTTGTTTAAAAATAAAATATAAGATATATATATATAATGACATTTTACTCAAAATTTTCAAGTAACCAAATTATTGATCTAACAAATAAGTATGAACAATATTTAGATAATTCTATTTTCGTACATTGTAACCGTATTGAAGGTGTACATCTGTTTTATAAATGTCCATTTTGTTTTAAAATGCGTGGTAAAACAAAATACTCACCATTAAAAAAAAATGGACAACCATATAAAAGTATAAAACCAACTTATCATCACCACGGTTCAAATTTTGATAATTCAAACAGAGTTGAGCATAGGGGAAGTCATTGTTCTGCAAAAAATAATATTGATGAAATATGTGGAAGTCATAAAGATTTACAATTAAAACTTGCAAGAAATAAAATAACAAAAGGCCAATATGATTATATAATGAAAAAAAGGAATGTAATTGAAAAAGAATTATCAAAATCTATATTAATCGTTATAGATGATAATACGCAAAAAGTAACGTCAGAAGAACAACAATCTTTAAATTTTATTAGACATCAAAATACTTTTTAAATCTTCAGCAAATGTTGTTTTCATTGTTTCACCTTTTAATCTCATTTCTTTTCTTTTTGATTCAATTTTATTAATCATTTCAATAATATCTTTTTCATAAAAGTAAGTTCCAAATAAAAGAGAATACATATATATTAATATTAGATATTTATTATTAATATATAACTTTTTTTAAAATCTAACTAGATACACTAACCAATCCATTTCTTAAAACAAATGCACGTTCAACGGTTGAGAAATAAGTAGAATTTCGTGCCAATTTATTTTCATTAGTTCGTCGTAATACTCTTAAATGCTCAACTGGCTTTTGTCCAACTTTAATTCCAGTATTTGGAATATTAAGGGGACTGGTTGATAAATCTACACCAGTAAAGTGAAGACTATTTTGAACTGCTCGTTGTCCAATACCTTCAAAAGTAGAAGCGGTTACAATATTATTTTCAACAGGGTGATTTGGTTTAGCAGGATCTGATTTAGTAGTAAGTGCATCAGAAGAGTATTCTGCACTAAGACAATTTATTGGAGTACCAAAGCATTGTGCCAATTGATTAGCTTTTCGTGCTTGAAGAGTAACTTCTCGTGAATATACCGTTTGATCATTGATTCTCCAATTGTAACTATCCGCAACATTGAAACCGTCAGCATTATAAACTCCAAGAAGTGTATTAGATAGTGCTTCTCTATCATGGAGTAGAATTTGTCTAACATTACGACCAGACAAACCTAAATCACGAGTAATGTTTTGAACAACAACGTCTGTTCCAGTAACCGTTGCAGCAGGAATATTGGTATTAGTTACAATCATATCTTCATATGGCATAGCAAGTCCTTGTTCAGAATTGACAAGTTTTGCAGTTGCTGCCATTCGTCCATCTTCATAAGTTAGATAATCAGCCAAAAATTTAACATTATTTACACCTATTTTAGCCCCTGTTGCACCAGCAAAAGCATTTTGGAAACAAAGCATTTTTCCTAGAGAAGCAGCACCATCAACCTGTGTGTTCCAAGTGAGTTCAATTGAAACTGGTTCATTCATTAAATAAAGAGGAAGTTGCACGTTTCGCATCATAGGAAATAATTCAGAAAGCCTAATTGAAAAAACAGGGCATTCAGTTTCAGAAACTGTTATTTGAACAGATGGATCAATAGTTCCTGCCGTTTGTGCTGCATCATAAATAACATCTTTCATCTGATAAAATCCTGTTCCTTGATTATCTGGTTCAAAACAATCGTGAGTTCCATTTTTAACATAATCTTTTTGACTTTTTTCTTCATTGGTTTTGAAAGCTCGTCTAATAGTTTGGTGTGTGCCATACATATCTGAAGTTGCAAGAACTTTTGTTCCAACACGAAGAAGAGCTTTTTTTACTAAAGCATGACATCCAGTTTTAATTGGAAGAAAGCATTTTTTGTCAGCTGTAGCATCAAGTGGATGAACTGACATAGTGATAACAGAACCAACGTCAAGAATACCTTTTCTTTCAAGTACAAAACGACAAATGTTTTGATTAACAATAATGGGGTCAAGTTGTGAAGTTTCAATATTCATAGTTTCAATTGCATTTAATGGTTTAACATTAAGAACATCTGGTAGTTGTTGTGATTTACTCATGTTTATTATTAATAAAGATTTTTTATTTTAAATAATTAATTTAAATAAAAAATTAATTATTAAAAAAAGTAAAAAAAAAAGCATAAAAAAAATACTTTTTAAAAAAAAGTAAAGACAAAAAGTTTGTTTTGATATTAACTTTTTTTAAAAGTTTGTTTTTATTTTTAGCACAATCGTAATTTTAAAATTTTCTTTAAGAAATTACTGAGATACCCTGAGGAGAATACATTAAAGCATTCTGTGCAAGGACATAGGTAAAAACGCTATTAGGACTTGAACCATTAAGGTCACTTACCACTCTTAATCCATAATTAGTATTTTTGAAATCAACACCAACACGGTATGGATCTTCAGCTACACCAATTCCAAATACATCTTTATTTTCGACTTGAGTAAATTTAGAAACATCATTACCATCAAGAGGATTGACATTTGTTGGAAGTTGATTTTGAGTATTGAGAGACATTAAACTGTGGTTCATTGACTGATACGATTTAATACTGTTAATAAAATTAATTTCAAGTTCAGAAAGTGGTCTATCATTTTCAGCTGGAGTTGAAACATCAATTTCATTTTCAAGAGGAAAATTGACACCACCTTTAAGGAAAGAAACACGTTGAATTTCAGCATCTTGATTATAAACACCAGCGGTTGAATTTTGTAATTTTGGAGTTGCAAAACCATCTTTACTATAATTATTTAAATGAGTAGTTGGAAGGAAATTGTGGAAAACTGAAAGAGTTTTGCCAGTTCCTAAATTATAATTTTGAGTAGCATCAGAAGAATTAACAACAGAGTACAAATGACTAATGGCATTGTATTGAAGAGAACCTGTTGAAGGGTTTGACATTTGTTGAGTTCCTTGCTCGTCAGGAACTAAAAGATTATAAGATAAAGAAACATCTCTTAATTGATAAAAAGCTCCAGTACCTGATGCAGCATCATTTTGGTCTGCACCAGTATTATCAACCCAACCACCAAGAACTTGAGAATCTGGTGCTAATTGTAATTGAACAATCATACCACGAATACCATTAGTTCCAATTGGAATTTCACTTGCTCCAGAAAGAAGTCCAGTTCTTAGTGGAACACTGAATGAAACATCTTGATTCACCATAAAAGCACCATTCATTGATCGTGAAGCGGTAAGACTTTCAACTTGAACATTTGTGTCCAAATCTTCTTGACTATGTGTAACAGATTGTGCAGATGATAAATAACGACCATAAGATCTAACTACTTCTAAGGTTTGATTTGTCATGCTTGATAGTGTAATTTGGTCAATAGCACTTGCTACTCCAATACGACTAGATAAAGCAATATTTATTGCAGCAGCGAAGCCTTTATTATTGGCATTATCTGCAAGTACTGGAGCTGCTTCAGTAGATGTTGATTGATTAACTCTTAAAACACCGTTTAATCTCATAGAAGAACCAGAAAGAAGTTTAGGTTGATTTGGAATTAAAAATTGCATTATTGGAAAACCTTCTTTAAAACTGTAAGCATTATTTGCTGGTGGATTGAGTGGCAGAATTTCAACTTTTTCAATATTGACAATATTCATGTTTATTATTAATCAAGATATTTTATTTTTAATAATTAATTTAAATTAAATAAATTATTAAATAAATAACTTTTTAAAAAGTATTTTACATAACAAACTTTTAAAAAAGTTTATATCAAAACCCTTCATTTTTTGTCTTTACTTTTTTTTAAAAAGTATTTTACATAATCATTATGCCTTTTGAAGAAATATTTACTCGTCTCAATGATTGAATAAAGTGTTCATATAATTTTTCTTCAGTTGCTCCTTCATATTCCACACGAAGTGACAAATCCTGTGGTGCAAGATTCATTACTTGACCATATTTAGAAAATGCACGTCCTAGTAAGAAACGATTTGGAACTCTTAAAAGATTTCTTACACCATATCCAGCATTAACTAAACTCTTTTCAAGCTCAACAATATGAAGTGCGTCAGTTCTTTGAGGGCTTTGAGTATATCTCACTAAATCAATCGGTCTATCTGGAATCAAAGAACCTCCATAAACATATTGATAATTTTGACACCCATCAGTTAATCCTTTAAAAGAATCTTTATTAATATTATTTTGTTCAGAAATTCCTAAAGGAATACTTAAGATCGTATAAGCACGGTTTTGAACAGCTGGAATTAATTGATTCGTGAGACCATTAGTTGTAGAAAGATTAAATCTATAAAGTGTCCAAGTTCTAAAGTCCATTGATAGACCTTTTTCAGAAGAAACTTGTTTCATCATTCCATCAATGTATTGTGGAGGTGGTTGTACCTGTAACATTAACATTTCAATGTCTTGAATAGAATAAGAAATTTTTGTTTGTGCTGAAGCAGTAACTGATGCTGGTGCAGTATTTGTTGTAAAAACACCATTAACACGATCTTGTTGTTTAATATAAACACGAGATGCGATTGGATAGTCTTGACCACCACCACTACCTACAGGAACTCCAACTGGTCTATCTGGATTGAATGTGATACTTAAATCATTATTTCCATCAACACCAAAGGCTGTGATAATACCAAGTGATGCTTCTTGAGAACGATCTGCTTTCGCAATATAAAGCATATCACCAATATCAAATGGATTGTTGTTGATTGGCTGAGCATTCCTATTCACACCACGTCCATTAGTACTATCAGATGGTTGTTTGATTGAAACAGTGAATGTATCTTGTGGATTTCCTCCACTTTTTTCGTGTTTGGCTGCTGGATTTGCTCCAGAACTTCCAAGAATAGCAATTTTACTTTCAAAGTCATTTGCTCCAGATTCAGTAATAGAAGTATCAACAATACCATTTACAGATGGATTTGAAAGAGATCTGTTCAAATTATCAAGGGTCATTTGAACTCGTAATCCTTGAGTTGCAACAACTGGAAAAACTCTGTCACCTCCTAGAATACCAGAATAAATTGGTTGAGTTACTTCAATTGTTTTTGAAGTTCTTGAAGTTGTTGCAACTGCTCCCCCACCAGTCCAAACTGGAGGAGTACCATATAAAAGTTGATTATCAACATTTTGATTTGCAGATCGTGCTTCAAATAAATCTCGTTTATGTGCTATACTTTCATTCTGTGTATAACCCCACCATTGAGCAGTCAAAACATTATAATCTTGAATACTTTCTAATTCAGTGGTACCAGTTCCATCCATAATTCGTAAATCACGAAGAAGACTGTGACATCCTGCACGACTATCAGGTTTTGCATAACCACGACCTGACATTGTCAATTTATATTTTAATTGAGTTTGCCTAGGGTCAAAAAAACCAATATGTTGAGGAATTAACCATCTAATATTATTTTGATTACTTGGATTATAATCTATTTGTGCCTCAGGTTTAATAGAAATTGTTTTTGTAGGAACAAACATGGAATTTTCATTTGCTTTAAACATCTTTATATTATATAATTAACATTTTATTTTTAAATTAAATATTTAATTATTAATATATAATCTTTATAATATACAAAATGTCATATAATAAAAAATATATTCCTAAAAGTTTAAATAAAGAAGATAAAAAGAAACAAATTAAATCAATTAAAGAAAAAAAGGATCGTCCTAAAGTAAAATCATTTGAATCAAAAAGAAGTCCATTCGTAATTAGATTTGAAAAGAAATTTGGTTTTCCTATAACTGATAAAACTAAAATAAATAAAAGTTTATTATCAACAGTTGGAATTAACAAAATATTAAAAAAAGGAATGGCGGCATATTATACGAGTGGTTCAAGACCAAATCAAACCAAAGAATCATGGTCTTTTGCACGGTTGGCTTCTGCTTTATTATTTGGTAAAGCAGCAGATTTTGATAGAAATGAATTATTAAAATATGGTAAAGGAGAAATTAAAAAAGAAGCAATTAAAAAATTCACTCATAAAATGCCTAATGGAGAATTAATGACTGGAAAAAAGCATGATAAAAATAGTAAAAAATTAAGTGAAATTTAAAAAGCTGATGAACTCGCAGGGGTATCTGTGACACTATCAAATGAAGGAAGTACCATTTCACCCTTAGATGAGGCTGTAGCAGTCGGTGGTGCTGATGGTGCTTTTTTAGGATGATGAAATAATTCATAAAGGCCAATACCAATTCCAGCAAATATTCCTAAAAATGGAATAGCTTCGGCGGCAGCTCCACCAACGGTTAAAGCGGTATCTAAAATTTCACTACCAGCTGTAGCACCTTCAGCAGCAGCACTACTACCAGCAGCTCCAGCTTCAGCCGTTGAAGTACCTGTTTCAAGAGTGCTTTCTGTCCCTTCAGCCACAGTACTTTCACCACTACTTGATGTTAATTCACCACCCTGTGGAGCAGGATTAAATTCCTCTGGTGGCTCATATCCAGTACCTTGTTCTACCTGAGCACGTGCTGAAAGCAAATCAGGTTCTTCAGGTGGAGCTTCATCCGGTTGTCCTAATCTTGGATTAGCCCCAGCTCGTGTTCCTGCAGTTTGTAATCCACTATCACCAGCAACATTTGAAAATTCTTCAGATGCAGCAGTGCTTGTTGGTGCTGCTCCTTCTTCTGGAACATTAAATAATGGATCTGTTATTGGCGTATCTTCGCCAAATCCTTCAAATTCTTCTTCTGCTTCTGGTGCTGCTGCTGATGCAGGTTCTGGTGGAGTTCCTGAAGGAGTAAAGCCAAGAGATTGTGATGACAAAATTCCCTCAATAGATGTTGGTAGTTCATCAAATGTTGGTAATGCATCTGCAAATCCTCCAAATGATTCTTCAGCACCAGCTCCTGCTGCTTCTTCACCGCCAGCTCCTGCTGCTTCTTCACCAGCTCCTGCTTCAGTTTCTGCTGATTCACCTGCTTCTCCATCTTCAGCATCATTTCCTCCATCTTCATCTCCATCATGATCATCAGTATTTGGTTCTTCATTTTCATCTTCATCATCATCATCTTCGTCGTCTTTTTTACCTCGTAATTTTTGAATTTTTTGATAAGCTAATTTACCAGCAATATATGCACCACCTATTCCCCCTGAAACATCTCCAGCTGCTTTTAATTTCTCCATCGCCAAATTATGAGTTTCTGTCCAATCTCTAAAGAAATCAGTATCATAGGTTGCTGTAAAACTTCTTATACTATCTGCTGCATTGCCAAATCCTGCTACGGTTGATTCATATTGTGCTAATCCTTGTGACATTTATTATAATAATAGATATTTATTTTATTATAATAAATTTAAATTAAATATATTTATTTTGAAGCACTTGCTTTTTTATTAGGTCCTTTAAAGGCTTTTCTAGCGTTTTTTCTCATACCACCTTTTTTTGTTGAATCATCAATTTTATTGTCACCACTAGAACTAACAGCACCTTTTTTACCTTTAGAAGTTCCTTTTGATTTGTTATAAGCCGCTTTTAATTTAGGATCTTTAAGGGCTTCATTGTATTTCATTTTATTTTTTGAAGCATATGATTTGACGAATTCAATCCAGGAATTACTCATTATATATAATATAAATTAGATATTAATTTGAGATAAATAATTTAAATGTTTATTAGATTTATGATGTCTATTTTTATGTGACTTGTCATATTTTCCACCACATTCACATTGAATATTAATATTCCATTTTTTAAAATAATCTTTATCCTTTATTACACGAAATGAATTTAATGTTGGTTTTAATGTATCAATAAAATATTGTTCTCTTTGTTTAATAACTTCTTTATTACAAATTTCTAAAATGTGAATTTTGACATTGTTCCAATTTATATTTCTAATTGCTGTATAAATTTTTTCATTATATCTTTTATCATTTTCATTATAAGTTCTTGATTTATGAATATGTAGTCTTGATGTTAAATTACACGTTGAACCAATATAAAATTCATTTCCAATTTCTAATTTATAAATATTAGCCATTTTATATATTATTAACCATTTATTTTTAAATGTATTTAATTAATCTTTTTTAGAATATAATGTTTGTTGATGCACACTATGCCCCATCAAATCAGCAACTTCTTCTTTTTCTTTATTCTGAGCTGGAAATTTTTCACTAATAAAAATATGTCGTAACATTGATGC